CGAGACGTTGCTCGTCTTCAGAAGAATCTCGCCGTTGGTTACATAGGTTGTTGAGTTGTAGGTAATCGGTAGATGGTTGTCAGTTATTTTGAAGTCAGTTCCAGGGAGATCCACCAGCAGTGCAGTCCTGTAGTTAGAGGCCGCTAAGGCTGTGCTCACGCTAGACGGTATGCTGATCATTTAACTCTCCTAAAAAGGTGCGACTCTGACGTTCTCGGCTGAGATGCTGCGAATCATTGCCTCGAGCTCAGCACGGCGTGACGCCAATGCGTTGACGACGAGGTCAGGGTCAGAAACACCGTTGACCTGTAGTGTCACGTTTTCCGGGCCACGCATTTGGTTGGCGTTGTTGTTGTGCGCTAGGAACTCAGTCAGATCTCGGTTCGCTCGAGTTGACAGTACGCGCTCACCTTTCTCGAGCATGTATGTTCCTGTCGATGGGAGGCTGTCCATGCCATCGTGCGCCTGACCCTTCATGATGTCTCGAATGATCAAGCCCGTTTGAGCAGTCGTCAGTAAGACGCCAGGTAAGTTGGCAGGGAACGGTGCGCTGTTCCAGGCTTTCAAGATGGCAGACTTGCCCATCATGATCGCCTCGCGAATCAAGATAGCCCGGCGTATCGCTGCAAGCTTCTTGGACTTTTCAGCGCCTGCCTTCAATACATCATCGAGAGTCTTGTACTTCTCTTTTAACTTATCGATGTTCCCAGCGGCTGCTATGCGGAGGCTTTCCCATGCCTCACCGAACTTGCCCAGGGCTGCTGACCAACGCTCGGCCCAGGTCATTGGTTTGTCTTCTTCGACGGTTGGTGCGTCGACTTCGTCTGGGCTTGCACCTTTTAGTACTTTCCAGAACTTAACCAAGCCTGGGAACATTTCAGCCATCTTCGCCATGACGCTTTCGCTCATGCTGTCAAACGACTGAACGACGCTGTCGAACATAGAGCTCATACTGAGACCCTCTGCTCCGTCGCCGATTCCAAGGGCCGTCATCATCTCCGCGACCTTGTCTTTGATTGCGTCGATGGGCGAGACACCGTCCTCACCGCTAATGAAGTTGAAAGGTTTAGCTAGTGCTTTCTTCATTCGGTCGCTGGCATCGTCAATGTCGGCATTAATCGTGCCTAGCTTGCCCTTCAGCTTCGCTACGCTTTCATCCGGCGCGATGACATCGGCTAGGGTGTCTGCCCCCATGTCACGCAATACATTCGCTATCTTTTCTCTAATGCTCGAGAAAAAGATTTCGCTGTTAAGAATGGCTTTTTCAAAACCTGACTTCATGAAATCGAAAGCTGCGCTGGCGATGTCTTTGAACTTCTCAAACGCAATGCCTGCGTTCTCAAAGATGGCAAACCGTTCTTGCAAATAGACTAAAGCCGCGCCCAAACCAAGCACCGCAGTGATGGTCAGGCCGATGGGGTTCATGATCAGCGCCGCCGCGAAGCGTGCAACGCCTGCAACCGCAAGCCCTATCGCTTTGACAAACATCGTCCCTAGTATCTTTGTAAGCGAAAAAAGCATCGTGCCGAACCCAAAGATACCCGCTGCCGTCGCTACAGTAGACATAGCGATCCAAGCAACAAATCCTCTAACAACGTTCGTGAGAAGAATCGTCGCTAGGGCTCCAGCGGCCAGCGTGACGATATGCACGTTTTCAGCCAGCGTCTTCATCACAATAGCTAGACGATTAGTAACGCCAAACGTGGTGTTTACGCGGTCTATCATTTCAGTGAACGAGTTATTGAATAACACCCGCGCCTGGCTGAGGGTCACGTCCATGCCGGACACCGCATCGCGAGTGTTTTGTAATTCTTTCTGCAAGATTGGCAAGATCCGCTCGGCCGTTAAACCGCCTTCGTGGCTGAACTTCCTGAGCTCACCAACCGTCATGTTCAAACCGTCTGCGAGCATGTTGGTCAATACGACGTTGTTCTCGGACACAGAACGGAATTCGTCACCACGCAACGCGCCAGACGCCAAACCCTGGGCAAACTGTCGCGCTGAGTTCGCTGCCTCAGACGCAGTTGTTCCAGACATTAGGAATGAGTTGGTAATTACCTCAGTGACCTGTGCGACTTCTTCTTGCGTTGTGCCCAGGTGCTTGGTCGACACTGCGATACGCTGATAGAGCGTTCCCACCGCTGCGATGTCCGAACGTGATGCCTTAGCAATAGCTCTGATTTGGTTCATACCGATGGCGACTTCGTTACTGCTCTCGAAGGTCGCTCTCATCTTGTTGCGAAGGTTGGTCATCTCATCAGCAGCGTTGACGACTGCTGCCATGCCAAATCCGCTCGCCAGGGTCACACCGATCTGGCCCAGTTGGTTTTGAAACTGATTAGCAGATCGGCGCATGCTGTTGCTCATCTTTCGAAAGCGTCGATCTACGTTATCAATGTCTTTTCGAAAAGCGGCCGAGTTCATCCGTAATCGGACTGCTAGTGTTCTTAGGACTGCTGTCGGCATGGTGTAGTCCTCTTAGGATAATTTGTATCTAATGATTCGGTTGTTAAGCAGCGCCTTTAGCCTTTCAGCAATGCGTACCTCTTTACCGTCGAAGGCTGGACGCATAAACGGCCTTTCTTTAGTTGGACCAAATGCACTGTCTTTCGTGCCGAATTCGTTTTGCAGCGCGTAAGCTGGCTTGCGATCACCTTTGATGTTTTGCGATGCGCGGCTGGGTCTCTTGTAGCGCCCACGCTTGTCTGTACCGAATCGCACATCACAGACGAGGTCTTGTGGTCTGACATGCCCACTCGTCACACGACCAGAACGAAGTAACGATTCAGTGTCGGTGAGGTTTTGTTGTCTGATGTTGGCTTTAACATCCTGCATGACCGGCATCATGGTCGCTCTCATTGCTCTTTTGCCTTCTTGAGTTCTGAGCTCCTTGTCCATGCGGAGGAACTCCTGCTCGATCTTGTCTAAACCTTCGACCGTGAACTCGTTGTAGATGCCGCCGAAACGACGTACCACTCTGAAGTCTTTAGCCATTTTGAAATTCCGATATGCGTTTAAAAATGTTCATCTGTTGTTGATTGCTTTGGCGTCTGTTGCTGTGGCGGCTGTAAAGCGGGAAGAAGTCACCTGCCTCTGCTGCCTTGCCGCCTTTCTTACCGCCGTTAACGTTGACCAACGTTGCAGCGATCAATCCGGCTCTATAGTCGTCACGAACTGAGCCCCAGGGCTCAAGACCGAAAAACGCCATCCACTCCATGAGCTCAGAGTTCTCGATCTGCGTCTCGAGTTGCCTGACTGTCATGCCCAGTGCGAGTGCCAAGCGGAACTTAAATCGCCGCACCGGGTTTCTTAGTTTCCCTCGGCAATGCCCAGGTCTTCGTCTGCCATACCCGACAGCTTTCGAACCTCATCGAACAGCTTGTTGATCACCTGTCCGTTTTTCTTACCGAGCTCTTTCGCCTCGCTGGCCTTGAACAACTTCTCGTTGTTTTCATCGACCAAGCAGTTGACGACTAGTCGAGCTCGCATGTTGACCAAGTCCTGACTGACACCCAGGCTTGCTTCAAAGTCATCCCTCTCTGCTGCGGACAGTCCTCTTAAACGAACACTGCCTCCCCACTCTGGAACATCGACCTCAACGAAATTGAAATCGACTGCTCCTAAAATTTGATCTCTACTTAGCGCCATTACTTACCTCCTCCATGCAAAAAAAAACGAGACACCCCGTAAGGAGTGCCTCGCTTCTATTAATCACCCAAAGTTCCGTCGGAATCGAACGTGACAGAACCATCAATGTTGATGCTGACGTTCACTGTGACGACATCTTCCAGCGGCTGGGAGATGCTGTAACTTTGAATGTATCCACTGAACTCACACGCGGCCAAGCCTGCGCTGGCGTCTGCCCAAACGATAACGAAGAACACCTTCGCACCAGATGAGTAAGACGTCTGCAACAATGCTTGAGCAGCTTGTGTGCTCGCGTCGGGAACCCAGTTGAGAGCAACATCAATTGTGCCGCTGTCTTTCTGGCCGACTAGTTTGCCTTTGTACGCGCTCCCGTATTTGGAGACCTCGATGACGTTCGCGGAGAGCTCCATGTCTCCGATATTTTGAACTTCACCGACTAGGTCGCCAGCAGCGAGAGTGCCGAGCGTATGAGCACTCGCCTTCGCGTACAGCTTAGTTTCTTGCCCTGTGAAGGGCGCTGTAATTGCTGCCATGTCTCTACGTCTCCTTGACTATGAGGACTAAATCTAAGGTTGAGGAATAAAGTTGAAGGGTTTCTTCGAAATCATTGACGATGTTGTGGATGCGACATCCCTCGATCTGATCACCACTTTGGGTCACTGACAGACCGTTCATCACGTCAACGAGTGCTTGAGTAATCTCACGCATCTCGCTGTACTTCTCTGCGAAGACAGTCAGGTCAACTTGATATCGTCGTAAGGCTGATACACCCCCAGCTACCAAATTTTCGATGCCGTCATGGACCGTGTAGACGATGCATGGCTTGGTCACCTCTTGTGGTAATCGCTGTGGGTAAACACCATTACTCGCTATCTTTGAAGTGATGCTCGATTGAGCGAGGAGATAAGTTCGTAAGGACTGATCAATCATCTGACGTCCTCCGCATAGATCAAGACGGCTTGCCGTTTACCTGACGGGTCTGCACTAGACAGTACCTCCAGGCGACGACCAGCGACGTCGATCTGAGCACCGGGATTGAGAAGCTCGAGCTCTGCTGAATAGCGGAACTGCAACTCAAACTCGACGCGGCTCATCAACTGACCATTCTCGCTACGCTCCCTGAAGGTACGTTGCTTGATGCTGCACTTGTGCGTGACAGTGTCAGCGGTCATGGTGTGGTCGAGAGCTCCGTATGCATCCGGCGTAGCTGAACGCTGATAGATTGTTGCTGTATGTCTGAGTGATCCGGCTCTCATCTACCCTCCTTACGCGATGCGTAGTCGGTAGGGCGAGAGAAGGTCATCAGCAGCTTTTGGAGCTTTAACAAGCGCCAAACCAGCGTTATCGATAACGCCATCCTCGCGATACTCATAAAGTGATCCGACAACGAGCAAGATGGCTTGCTTGATTGAGGCAGGCACAGAGGCCGTGCCATCAAGCGCATAGGTCACCGCGATATGTTTCGGCTCATCAGCGACATCAGTCGGCCAAACCTCACCCATTGCTGGATAGAGGTAGGCCAAATCAGATGCACCGACTAATCGATACTTTGAGCTCGACAGCGTTTGCTGGGCGAAGTCAGTATCGTAGTAAGTGACTGAAGTGATGCTGCTGATCTTGCCACCAGGCAAGTAGAGTCCAAGCTTGTCGCGTTCACCGCGCAACGGAAACGCATCGAAGTACGCCACCTTCGAGCCTGTCGTCCAGGCGCGATTGGTGAACGACTCTGCGTATTCTGTCGCCACTGAGATCATACGAGTGATCTCGGCCTGCTCATCTGAGTCAATGCTAGTAGGCAGACGCAGATGTAGTCTCGCTTCTGCTAACGTCACTGGGTCTGCCATATCTAGTCTCCTTCAATCGTTATTAAGCGTGTGTTACGCCAACAACCTTCATAGCCTGGGCGTCAAGAACCATAGAACCTACGCGCTTCCGGCTGTAAAACATCACACTGCCTGGATTGGTGTAGGGGTCACGGAGCACGCTTACGTCAACGCGGTCGATGATCTGGAAAGCACGCTGGAAGTCACCAAACATGATTGGTGCTGATG